CGCCTGGTGCAGATACGGTTAATGTTCTGTCTGCAGTTGTCAGGCAAACAATTAACGGTCAGCAGCAAGATGTAAGTATTTCCCGAATAAGCCGTTCAGAGTACTTAAATGTGCCGAATAAACTTACCGAGGCTAGACCCACTCAATACTACGTCCAAAGAACAAGAAGCCCTACAATATTCTTGTGGCCTGCGGCAGATAAAGACTACACCCTAGTTTATTACCGCATTAGACGCATACAAGACGCGGGAGCCTACACTAATACTACTGATGTTAATTTTAGGTTCTTGCCGTGTTTAGCTTCTGGCTTGGCGTACATGCTTTCTTTGAAGTTCGCAGCGGAACGCACCCAAGGTCTTAAAGCAATCTACGAAGAAGATTTTCTTCGTGCGGCGGAAGAGGACAGAGACACAGCTAGTGTGCATTTTGTCCCGAGCGTAGGTTATTAATGTCTTACGCTAATGGCAAGTATGCGATTGCGATATGCGACTACTGCGGGTTTCAATACCCTTACCAGACACTGCGTAAGAACTGGAAGGGCTTCATGGTTTGCCCAGAAGACTACGAACCCAAGTCTCCGCAGATCGAGCCTTTGACTTATCGAGGCGATGCAATAGCTCTTCGGGACCCTCGCGTTGATCGAGGCCAGTCGTTAACAGTTATTGTAAATGATGTAGGTGGGGACACCCCGTTTGAGACAATCCCCGGCTCGATGCAACCTGCTCCAGCAACTATTGCAGTTCAAGGGGTAGGTCAAATAGGCTCCGTAACAGTGGTGAACACCTAATGACGTATGATGAGCTGGTAACTAATATTAGGAACTACACCGAAGTGGACAGCAACGTGTTCACTGCGGCTGTGATAAACACCTTTATCACTATGGCTGAAAATCGAATTCTGCGTGACATAGACCTTGATGTATTTAGAATAGAATCAACAGGCACGTCTACCAAAGGCGATAGGTTCTTGATTGCGCCGTCGGGAATTCTTACGCATAGATACTTAATGACAACGATAGCGGGTGTTCAGACCTTCCTAGAATTCAGGGACACCTCCTTTCTAAAAGAATATTGGCCTGATTACTCCGTCGAAGGCGTGCCTAAGTATTATTCGGTCTGGGACGAGCGTTCTTTTTACTTAGCGCCGACACCTAATGCAAATATTGACGTGCAAATGGGCTATATCACCCGCCCACTGCAACTGTCTGCTGCTACCCCTACGACTTGGATAAGCACTAATGCCCCTGAAGTGCTTTTGTATGCCTGTTTAATTCAAGCCTACAGTTACACGAAAGGTCCAACAGAAATGCTCCAGTTCTTTGAAGCAAGTTATAAGCAAGCTATCCAAGGTCTTGGAATTGAACAACAGGGTCGTCGTCGTAGAGATGAGTACAGAGATGGTATTATTAGGATACCCCTTAAATCGGAGTCTCCCGGTCCATAATAGGCAGAGTAGACAAGGGGTGTTTACTTACACCTAAAACAAGGTCAACCTAGAGTAGGCCCCGTTAATTTAAAGAGGAAACACAAATGGCTATTTCACAGGCTATGGTTACATCGTTCAAAGTTCAAATCCTTGGTGGAGACTTTGATTTCAGCTCAGGCACAACACAGGTCTTTAAGATCGCGTTGTTTACTAATGCAGCTACGCTAGGGGCGACTACTACCGCATATGCAACAACTAATGAAGTTGTGGGCACGGGCTATGTAGCAGGCGGTAACACCCTGACTATTTCTGCAAATCCTGCGTCCAGCGGCACTACGGCGTTCTTGGACTTTGCAGACACTACATGGTCGGCTGCGACTATTACTGCTCGTGGCGCTTTGATCTACTTGGCTAACGGCGGCACTAACCCTGCTGTTGCAGTTCTGGACTTCGGTGCGGACAAGACTTCAACTGCGGGTGACTTTACGATTGTCTTCCCAGCGGCTGATGCGAGCAACGCTATAATCCGTATTGCTTAGGCACTGACATGACTGACGTTACTGTAACCTTCGGTGGATGGGGATACGACGCCTGGGGCGCGTATGTCTGGGGGGAAAGCAACGCTCCCGCTCTACCTGTAGGTACAGGTGGCGTAGGGTCCGTAGGTGTCACGGGTAATGCGGTTGTTAGTGTCACGGGAGTCGTAGGCACTTCGGGCTTAGGAACTGCTTCCGCTGGGGCGAGTGCGACTGTTTCAGTTACTGGTGTAAGTGCTACAGGCATAGCCAACTACACTATCTGGGACGCTACAGTTTATTTCGGTGGTTGGGGTAGAGGCGACTGGGGCCAAGGTGCGTGGGGTGAGTCACTAGGTCTCGAAGCTACCGGCGTTGTAGGCACGGTAAGCGTTCAAGAAGGTGCTTCGGCTACCGTAACTGGGGTCGTGGGCACAACAGCTCTTGGCAATATTGCGGTAAATGCCGATGGAGCGATAAGCGCTCTTGGCAATGCCGCTACTGGTGAAATTGGAACGGTAGAGATAGACGCCGCCGCTATAGTAGCTGTAACGGGCGTTGTAGGCACTACCGCTCTAGGCACCGCCGGGGTGCAAAGTGACGCAACTGTTAATGCTACGGGTGTTGCAGGCACTACCGCTCTAGGCACGGTAAGCGTTACAGCAGGCGCAATAGTCACGGAAACCGGACTGCAAGCAACGTCTGCACTAGGCAGCGTAACAGTAGAGCTAGTTCTTGATGTTCTCGTTACAGGCGTACAAGGCACTACCGCACTAGGCGAAACAACTGAAACAGCCGATGCAAATGTATACGCCATTGGCGTACAGGCTACTGGTGAAATAGGCACGGTACTGGTCTGGAGCCGAGTAGTTCCCAGCGGCGACCCAAATTGGACGGAGATAATAGCAGCATGAAAACAGTAAACGAAGCACAAAACTTGGGTGATGCAATAGACCCAAAACATGAAATTGAAGTGTTATGTGGCAACTGCGGGTATGATGTGAATGAGGCTGAATTAACCGCCGATACTTGCTCAGACTGTGGTGAAGCACTAAACTTACGTCAGAATACAACGATTTACGCGACAAGCATCCCCGCCGCTGGCGGCAGCACGTTAGCGTAGGTACTGGAGAAACTAGATGGCTACTTATGTTAACAATTTAAGACTGAAAGAGATCGCCACGGGTGATGAAAGTGGAACTTGGGGCACCAGTACTAACACTAACCTTGAGCTGATTACTGACGGTTTTAGCTACGGCACGAAACAGATGTCGGCTGACGCCAACGAAACCTTCACCATGCCGGACGCTACGACAGATGCGACTCGTGGGTTTTACTTAAAGATCACCTCTGCGGTGTCGCTAACCGCTACCCGCGAAGTAACACTCGGTCCGAATACAGTGTCTAAAGTGTGGCTAATCGAGAACGCGACTACGGGCAGTCAGATCATTACGATCAAGCAGGGTTCAGGCGCTACGGTTAACGTCGCCAACGGCTCTAAAGTCATGGTCGTCACAGACGGTGTAGGCGCAGCCGCTGCGGTACTTAACGCTAACCCTACTGAAACCGGTGGATCGGTTACTAGCGTAGGTGGTACGGGCACAGTTAACGGCATTACCCTTACAGGTACTGTAACTAGCTCAGGCAACCTTACACTTGGCGGAACACTGGCTAACGTCGATCTGACCTCACAAGTTACGGGCACACTTCCTATCGCTAATGGCGGTACAGGCACAACAGCAACAACTTTTGCAAACTTAACTAGCAATGTAACCGGAACTCTCCCTATCGCCAACGGCGGTACAAACCTTACGGCTTTGGGCACAGCTAACCAAGTACTTGCGGTTAACGCAGGCGGATCGGCTTTAGAATATCAAACTGCCACTACCGGATCGGTTACTAGCGTTGCTGTTTCTGGGGGCACGACGGGCCTTACTACTTCTGGTGGCCCTGTTACAGGCTCTGGCACCATCACGGTTGCGGGTACTCTTGCTGTAGCCAACGGCGGAACTAACGGAACTACTGCGGCTACGGCTAGAGCAAGTCTCTCGGCTAATGCTTTGCCAATTCTTAAAGGCGCAAACTACACCGCAGCAGTAGGCGAGTTTGTTACCGCTACAGCCGCAAGCATTACCATCACCTTACCTGCATCACCAAGCGCAGGGAATACGGTGACTATTAAAGATGGCACCGGAGCTGCGGCTACTAGTTCTTTCACTGTAGGACGTAATGGTTCTAACATTGCTAGTTCGGCTACAGACTTAACTTTTGATGTTAACTTTGGTGAAATCACCATGAGTTACATAGATGGCACTATTGGATGGAGTGTATAAATGAGTACTTTAAGCGAATTATTAGGTGGTGGTGGCGCTAGTGTCGATTTACAAGAGTTTACTAGTTCGGGCACTTGGACCAAACCTGATGGAGTAACAACCGTACAAGTAGAAGTATGGGGCGGTGGTGGCGGTGGAGAAGGGGGCGCAAACGATCCCTCTCCTACTTGGCCTGCGGGAAGAGCTGGAGGCGGGGGCGGTTATTTCACTAGAACGTTTAAAGCTAGTGATTTAGGAGCTACTGTACCGGTTACTGTAGGCGCGGCCGGCTCGGCCGGTACAGGCAGAAGCACTATCCCTCAAACACGGGTTGGGGGCGATGGCGGACACAGTTATTTCGGTGCCTCAGAAGCGTCTATTGGTTGGGTTTGGGCAGGTGGGGGGTACGGTGGCGATAATCAAGCTACGCAACCCCCTACAGAACCCGGAGGCGGAAACGGCAAAGGCGGAGCCGCAGGTTTTTACCATACACGACTAGCTATACCTACTGGGCAGCAAGTACAAAATGGCATTTTTGGAGCGTCAGGGGGTCCGGGACTGTTTCCCGTTAACGAGGGTCAGGGATTTTACGGTATGTGGTCCGGCGGTACTGGCGGAGCTATGGGGGGAGAACCCTCGGTGAATTCGCTAGGTAGTGGCTCTATTTATGGCGGGTCGGGTGGAGGCGGCGGACGAAAAGGAGGCCCATCTTTTGACCCCGGCTCTGCTGGCGGGAGTCCTTTCACGCCTCTAGGCCATGGCGGCGGAGGTGCAGGCGGCTCTACTAGCGGCGGTGCAGGCTCTGCGGGTGGAAGCGATTTTGTTGGCGGTGGTGGCGGGGCTAATAACAACACTAGCTCATCCCCCGGTGGACGAGGCGGTGCAGGCGGTAGAGCGGCGGGCGGCGGCGGAGGGGGTGGTGGACCTTCTCCTTATCCCGGAGGTGCAGGCGGACAAGGCGGTGCTGGCGGTAGCGGCTTAATAAGAGTTACGTCAATTTAAAGGAGGACAATAAGATGGCAAAATATATTGAAGTAGTAAACGGCACGGTCGTTAATTTTATCGAGGCTGATGAGGAAGTAGCTGCGGAAAGACAACTTATTGCTTTCCCAGAGCCAGATGAAGAAGGCGCATACTTACCCATTATTAGAGGTTGGCTCTACGATTCTGAAACAAATGTTTTTTCTAAATACGAAAGGGACATTGAGTTAGAATGGCAAACAGTTAAACTACAAAAGGAACATCTTTTAAAAGAGACAGAGTCTTATGTTTTCCCGGATATATGGGCAACTTATACTGAAGAAGAGCAAACGGCTTGGGTTACTTATAGAAACGATTTGAGAAATATTGAGTCGTCACAAGAAGACCCTGCTGATATAATTTGGCCCGTTTCTCCAATCGAACAATAAAACAGGAAAGTTATGTGGAACTTTAAGGTAGACGAGGTAGAAAATTATGCCTATGTAGACGGTGTTTTTTCTATCGAAGACTGCAAAAACATTGTAAAAACACTAGAGCCACTAGAAAAAGAAATAGCAAAAACGGGAGCGAGTAAAACCGCTAAGCCCGACAAAAAAGTAAGAGATAGCTCTATATCTTGGGTTCGCCCCGATAATAATGAAGAGTTGTTTAGGAAGTTAGCTGGTGTTTGTATGGCTGCTAATGAAAAGTTTTTTAACTTCGATTTATCCGGATTTGGTGAACCTTTACAGTACACGAGATATGAGGCTCCAGGTGGCAAATATGTACCCCACATTGACAGATCATTTAAAGGGCCAGTTAGAAAACTTTCTTTTTCGTTAGTGTTGTCCGACCCTAAAACATATACGGGGGGTGGACTTAGTCTCCAATTCGGCGCAAAAAAAGACAATATGGAGCAGCCCCAAGGACGCATTATCTTTTTCCCAAGTTACGTTTTGCATGGGGTATCTCCGGTTAAGAAGGGGAGTAGGCGCAGTTTGGTAGGTTGGATAACAGGACCACAATTTAAATGAGGTCTTACAAAAAACAACTTCAAGAAAAAAACTATGTGGTAGTAAAAAACCTAGTGTCGAAAGAACAATGTAAGTTAGCCTCTGATTTTTTAAAGTTGACTAGTCTTTTTTTGCAATCAAACCTAGGGTATGTCGAGGGGGACGAACAAGTTCCAAATTCTGAATATGCAGCGAGCAGCAACCCTGTTGCAGAAACATTACTTTTCTCGGTGCTTGGGAAAATAGAAAAAATTACGGGAAAATCTCTGTACCCAACCTATAGTTATTCTAGGATATATGTTCCCGGAAATGTGTTAAAAAAACATAAAGATAGACCCTCTTGCGAAATATCAGCCACTGTTTTGCTTAAAGAAACTGATGGTTATAACTGGCCTATTTATATGGGGGGAGAAAAAGTAGTTTTAGAGCAAGGTGACGCGGTTATATACAGGGGCTGTGACATTGCTCACTGGCGGCAAAAATGTAAAGGCCCAAAAGGATACAACCTTAGCCAAACTTTCTTACATTATGTGGATAAAGAGGGGGAATGTAGTTCTTTTAAGTACGACGGATCAGAAGAAAGAGAGAAATTACATTCTAAGTTTCTAGAGGTCCAATAATGGATATTGATGTTAAAAGAAAGAAAAACCTTACCTATGCAGTAGTAAAAAATGTATACACCGCAGCGGAGCTAAAAAGAATAAAAAAAGAATTTTCTGTGTTTGAGTACGTAGGCCCAGAAAAAACTGACGCCGCAGTCGATAATGGGGCATATTTAAAAGATGGGGATGGAGCTTGGGTTGATTCGCACTACAAAGACAACCGCCAAAGTTCCGCTTTATTGACAGCTAACCGAGTTCTTTTTTCTCCGGAGCTAACTAATGCTTTGGAAGAGGCGGATGTTTTTTACGGCCAGTTAAAGAAAACTAATTTTGATAGCACACTGCTAAACAAATATTCCTCGGGAAAAGAATATAAGCCTCATGTAGACGACAGTTTAATTTCAGCCGTAACTTTTTTTAAAACGGGGCAAATTATTTCAGGAGGGGAGTTTGTCTTCCCTGAGCAAAAAATAAAAATTCCTCTTGAAGACAATACAATGGTTGTCTTTCCCGGTTTAGCGTTACACGGGGCGTTACCGTTTAAAGGAAGAGGAAAAAGATACTCTATGGCCCAGTTTGCTTATATAACAAATAACAAATAACTTAAAAACGGAAGGACTATGAGAAATGAAACGCTGTATATGCACCGCCATGTTTCTCATGGCTTTTCCTGTCTTTGGGCAGGACACCACTACTAATATAAACACAACTGCGACTAGCAACGCAGCGTCCACTTCTACGTCTACAAATACCAACAATAACACTAATGTAAACGCGACTACTTACACTGGAACGTCTACAAACACTAACACCAACAACAATACCAACGTAAACACCAATACGAGTACGGTTAATTCTTCTTCAAGTTCGGTTTCAAACAACACTAATACCAATAACAACGTAAACACAACTAATTATACTGGAACGATTGACAACCAAAATACAAACGTCAACACCAATACAAACACCAACACTAACACCAACACTTCGGTTAGCGACTCTACTAGCGTTAACCAAAACACCAATAACAGCACAAGCGTTAACGCCTCAACCTCTGAGAGCACTAGCTATCAAACAACAAACTCTGTGTCTGATATAACGGCTATGAATCAGAACAGCAACGTCAACACCAATACAAATAACAGCACTAGCGACTCTAGCCAACGAGTAACACAGAAGATTGAGTCACCTCCACCCAGTGCCATAGCCCCATCTATCGGGGCTTCTTATTCGCAGGACTTATGTACTACAGGCATTTCAGGCGCAGTGCAGACACAGATTCTGGGATTTTCTGCCGGTAAGTCTATTCGGGACACTAACTGTGAGAGGATTAAATTATCTAAGACGATGTACGACATGGGTATGCGCGTAGCCGCAGTATCTTTGATGTGTCAAGACTACCGTGTCTGGTCAAGCATGATGTATGCAGGTACCCCGTGTCCTTATAACGGCAAGATAGGGGATGAGGCCAAGGCTTTGTGGGAAGCTAACCCAGAGCAAGTACCTACTCCGGACAAGAGGCTAAAGTGAGAATACTAGCTTTCCTTATGGCCTTACTAACGACCTCAGCTATTGGTAGCGAGCTTGATCCCGCAGGTATGACGCAGGTAATGAACGGCGTGGATGACTCTGCTTATCACGTTCAGCTAGCACACAACTTCCCGCATTTAGACAAAGTATTTACGGATGCGTGGATGTCCACTAATGGATTCATTCTACTTTGGTCACCCACTAATAATCTTGGAGTTCAAAACTCGCCTTTTTTAGGACATTGCTGTGATGGCTACAACTTTGGCGCAGGTACACCTAACTATTTAGACAACGTGGTAGGGCAGTTCAGCTATATGCTTGCTCCGCTATGGACGGACTTAGATGATACCAATGCCTTGAAGGATGACGGATATTACTATTACACCGATACTGATAGGTCTCGCTTTCTATGGTATAAGGTCACTGAATACGGCAGGCCAGACGCATTAAATACCTTTCAAATTAATATAGATAAATCAGGCGGGTTTGAATACGTCTATGACGATGTGGCTATAGACAGCCACCAAGTCTTTATCGGTTGGACAGGCGATACTGCTAACGATCCGTATTGGCACACGCAGCAGTTTTATGGCGATAAGTTCACTATGGACCCAAACGCAACGGGTCAGCTTATATCTAGCTATGGCGGGGACTTGGCAACAAACGAGTACAGCAATGGGAACTTTGGATTAGTTGGTCGAGCAGATTGCACAAACCCATTAAATAATTCAACTTGCGATGGCTATTGGGACGCAGTAGCGGAGTCCAGTGTTACAAACCAATACACTGATAATGTCTTCGGGGATGAAGTAGAGGATTACTTCTTTAC